GTCACCACCTCTTTTAATAAGTGTGTCTGTCCTGGTGAGAGTCGCATTCAGTCCAGCTTCATAATCCATGATTTCACCGCTCTCTATCCTGCTGTGAACTGCTGTTGCACATGCTCTAGATAGATATTGAGCACTAGTAGGATCTCTGGCTAAACCATCAATGCGTAGGAACTCGCCAATGGTGCCAATACTCATCTTCGTGGCTTGGGCTCTTATTCCTACTGCGGCACTTTTGTTGTATAGCTCAAGTCCGTCTGAAAAAGTCTCAATAGCAGCAAGAACATCGTCACCATTGTGTAAAGAATGGATGGTATGTTTATGAAGATCAGCTTTCAGTAGGTATACCCTGTTCAGTACAGTGTTCATGAAAGAAGTCAGCCTCCAGCCACTGAACAATGTCCCTTTGGTAGGATATATACCCTCATGCTTACCATATAACGATGAAATCCTGAATTTCTGATTGCAAGCACTTGCTGAAGTCCACCTCGCTGCTAGAACTTGTTCAGTAGACAGCCATGGTGCAAAAGTGTCCGTCCAAGCATCAATAACCGCTTTCATACTAGAAGAAGAATGTTGACTGTTAAAATCATCATAATCAAAACAGAAAGGTATCGCTGCACCTAAAGTTTTTATCTGATTTTTAATCTTGTCCTCTTCAGCCAGTTTACCTAGCGGGAAATAGCCTGGCAGACACCTTTCGCAGTCACGCATAGAGAAATCCGCCATTAGAAAGCTGGTTATATCACAGCCATATACAGCTCTTACTTTCCCCCATTCATATTTAGTGCTTACAGTAGCGTGCACTTCAGGTGTTCGTCCGACTAACGTTTTGTAATTAATAGTCTTGGTTGAACAGAGGTAAGTTGTCTTGTTTCTGTATTTAGGCGGTATCTTCTTTATCTCTCGATCATCTTCTGGGTATTGAGATATTATGCTTCCAGTCGGCATGAGTGCCCATCTCTGCTGCCAGTAGCTAGTCCAGTCAGACTTCTCCGGTATTTTGCCTTCAAGCAGTGCTGTCGCAAACATGGTCTTCGACAGGCTATAAACATCGTCATAGCTAATAGGGACTGAGTCGACATTAGTTCTGTTGTTGATTTCGCTGTCCCAATCAACATCTTTATCGACCCTGTTTACCAGTACATGAAGCTCATAAAGCTGAGAAAGATCATATCTGTACATATGCTGACTCTGCTTGCTGGCCAGACCTTCAGCTTTAAGTCTTGCAACTAGTCCTTCGTATGTTTCACAGCTCTGCATGATATACAGCATAAACCTCTTGAAACATGGTTTAACTGTAGTGTAGTGAAGCAGAAACGTAGCGATGGAGGATTGAACATCAACTTTAAGTCTTCTCAACTCAGAATAATAGTGCAAAAGTAGATAGTCTTGTAAATCAGTACTAGGTCCTATCTGAATTTCTACCTCAGGATAAGAACCATCTTCGAGTTTTCTCATTTTTTC